GTTGTGATAACAAGTTACCAGATTGTGCAGAATCACCTGCCTCTGGATTATTAGTACCAGACGGTAAACCAATCACCACCTCGTAACGATTTGCCTTTGAATATCCATCTCTGGATGCATTGTGTGAAAGGATTGCATTCAACCCACCAAACACTGCACCACCAAGGACATTACCAAAATTGAATTTTGCCATTAAATCATCTTCCTAGAATCTGACCATACTTCAGTCGCAGACGCTTTCTTAAACCGTTGTACTGGTAACATAATTGCAGTAAGGTTGTCATCATCTGGTATCTTGCGAAAGGCCGACTTTGTAAACCCATACAAATATCTTTTCAGACATGGACGAGTCAATCGGTTATTCTCAATCGCACTGACACTTAGATTATCACCACCAGCCGCATCAAGTAATCTCGCTCTTAATGCATATGGTAGATAGTGAAAGTTAAGACCAAGAAAACCATTATTATATCTTCTCAATGGTAGTACCAGTGGGAATGTGTCATAGTATGGTAGTTTGTTTCTCAACTTGGGAGAGTATACAAACATATTCAATGAACCAAACTCAGGCGTTCTATTCAAATCACCACTACGCAACAGTTCAGGCACACTAGGTGTACCCAATTCCTTAATACGATTTCGATACCATTTATACGGTTCGTTGCCCGTCTTTATCTGTTTCGATATCTGGTCAAAGTAACTTTCTTCTGCCATACTTCTATTTATATCATCAATTCAACTTCTGTGAGGATGATAAACTCCATATTCCTGTCCTTACACCACTCTGTCGCATTCATCCATTTGGCCTCATTGATTGCATATGTACGCACTTCATTAATGTATTTCTTGGTTTTGCGTTTTGGTGTCTTGGGGGGTTTTGTTTGTACTTTTGGTTTGACTTCCACAACCCACTTCTTGACTTTGTTCTCTTTGGTTTTGACCTTTACATAGAAGTCTGGAAAGTAACGATGTATCTTACCATCAATGGGTGAACGGTAAGGAATGAAAAACTCTTCAGAACCCCATTCAATAATTCTATCATTCATGTCACAGTAAACCATGAACTTTCGCTCCCACAAACTACGATAAATAATGTTAGATGGGTCGCCTTTATACTTTTTGGGGTTGGATGGACTATATCTTCCACGGTATGCCATGATGTTACACCTAAATAAATAATATACAAGGATATTTATAACGATGCGTGGATTCTTAAACGAAATCAAAAATGTTGCAATTAACAGGGCAACGAACAGAATTAACAATGCACTGGGCGGTTTGGTCAGTCCTTTGGGAAGAGGTATTCCTAATAACATTGGCGGTACATTTCAAACGAATGTATACAACACCCTTGCAAACAATCCCTTCAAAGGTGAAACAGTCATCTATCCAGAAGACTTGGGGTCAAATGACCAAGGACACTATGTGCAGTTCTATATCAACGAACAACAAAATGCACAGGTGAACTTCCAAGGTAAAAGTCCAACATTCGCACCAAGTGGTGAACAGTTAAGCGGTGGTACGTCAACTGCATCAATCAAACGCTCGCCTACCAAAAGATTGCAAAGTTCAATTTGTATGTATATGCCCGCAACGGTTAGTGCATCACAGAACTCAAAGTATGGTGAAGTAGAGATTGGCGCCGCAGTTGCAACTGCACTTGCAGCCTACAAGGGATACCAAGACGGTACAGGGTTCTTTGGTACATCAGAATCTATATTGAAAAGTATGGCACCTACAATAAAAGAAAATATGAAAGAAGCGGGTAAGAAGGCACTTGACATTGCAGCGCCAGGCGCCAAGGCGGCGATTGACATTGCAAGAGGTAAAGTTACAAACAACCGTATGGAGATGGTTTTTGAGGGTGTTGATAGAAGGTCGTTTAGTTTCAGTTTCAAGATGATGCCCAAGTCAGAGGCAGAGGCGATTGCAGTTGATAAGATTGTCAATATGTTTAGGTTCTACATGGCACCATCATTTGACGGAGCGGCCACTCAATCCAGAACATTCATTGTACCAGCGACATTTGATATTGAGTACTATTATAACCCTGGCAAGAGAAACAAATTCTTGAACAGGATTTCAACTTGTGTTCTTGAATCATGTAACGTCACATATGGTGGAGAACGTACACAGTTCTTCAGACCAACAAGTGGTGGTGTACATGGTGATGGTGCTCCCCCTGTTGAAACTTCTATTGAGTTATCATTCAAAGAACTGGAAGTCATCACCAGAGAAAAAATTGCAGAGGGATTCTAAATGTCATATTTTTCTATGTTCCCAGAGATTGTTTACGATGCAAAAGGTAATAACAAGTATACACTGATGAAAGACATCTTTCGCAGAGTGAAGATTAGTTCATCTGCAAGGAACGCCATCATGGAGTATGATTATTATGATGTACAAGATGGAGAGGCTCCAGAAATCATTGCATACAAATATTATGGTGATGCAGAGTTACACTGGACTATTCTGGTTGCAAATAACATCGTAGATTACTATCACGACTGGCCTATGTCATCACAGACATTTGAACAGTACATGAAAGAGAAGTACACCAACCCAGACGCAATCCATCATTACGAAATCGAACAAACATCTGGTGACACAACTGAGGTGATTGACGTAGGAATGAATACTACAGACTATCCATCTGCAACACCGATTTCAAACTACACATACGAGACAAGAATCCAAGATGTGAAACGACAAATCAGATTGATACAACCGCAATATATTGAAGACTTTGTAGACGAATTTGAGACAAAACTTAAAGAAGGTGATTAAACATGGCTAGAGGTGACTTGCAATTTGCGGGCGAATTTCTGGTTCAACGTGCAGAGTTATTAACTGCATCTGGTACAACATACGATATCAGACAGTTGATTCAATCCATCAACATATACGAAGACATTTTCTCAACCGCAGTCAGTGGAGATATTGTTCTGAAAGACACCAACAACATGGTCGCAAACGGCCCGATTATTGGTGAAGAACGTCTGTTACTAAAAATCCACACACCACAAGCGAATCCAAATGAAGATTCAGTAATCGACTATACAGACACACCATTGATAGTGTATCGTGTAAACCTTGTGACAGGTGAGGGTGAGAACGCATTGTTGTATTCACTGAACTTCACAACACAAGAGGCCATCCGTAATCAGACATCAAGAGTTTCACAATCATACAGAGGTCAACCGTCTGAGATTGTAGAGAAGATTGTAAGGGATAAGAACTATCTGGACTCCACCAGAAGACTGTTCCTTGAGGAAACTGCAAACAATACAATGGTTCTGTTTCCAAATATCAAACCATTCATGGCCATCAATCATCTCAAGAAGATATCAAATTCAAAACAGTACAATCAATCACCAGCGTGGTTGTTCTACGAAACCTGTAAGGGATTTCACTTCAGAACACTAGACGGTCTTGCAAGTCAAGAAACCAAGTGGGAGTATGAAGAGAACATACCGAATACGTTAGATGAAAAGGGTGTGATTAGTGCAGAAAAAAATCTACATACTATGAATAGTTTCTCGATTCAACCGACAAGAGATACTATATATAATATGAGTGAAGGTCTTTACTCATCAAAGTTAAGAGTACACGATTTGTATAACAAATCAATCAAAGATTATGATTACAATTATTTGGACAGTTTTGCAAATGATATCCACACAGATACTAATGGTTCACCAATTGTTTCAAACTCAATCGACAGTTCTACAGGTAAACGCCTGAGTGACCATTCGGACACTAAACTATTTGTTTCGACAACAAGTAGTGGAAAACATTTTTACGAGACTCAAGACTATCCATACCAAAGTGACAACTTAGAGAATACACTACAACGAGGTAAATCTAGAGTGCAACAGTTTGAAAAGGGTATCAAGGTACAAGTCCAAGCCCCAGGCCAAACTTACATACAGGCAGGTGACATCATCCAACTCAAAGTTGGACAGACATCTGCAACATCAACTGGTAAGTATGATATGCAACACTCTGGAAGATACATTCTCACTGCACTTAGACATCAATTCAATCTCACTGGTGACCCCAGACACACAATCTATATGGAGGCAACCAAGGACAGTCTAATCGAACAATTACCATCAAGTGGCGCCCAGTACTCTAACAATGGGTCGGCCCAAACAGTAACCACATAGGAGGCAAGTCATAACAACTCAAGAAACCTTTGTCATGATAGTTAAATCACATAGAGAAGGAATTCACATGAAAGCGAAACAAAAACAGAAACTAAAAAAGTTCACCAATTTGCAGAGACAATCAAGGGAGTTAGAACCTATGAAACCAGAGGAACATAAATACATTAAAGAGTTGTTAGAGAAAGTAGACCATGAAAACATTTCACGAATTACAAGAGGGAGTTTACGACCCCAATATATTTAAAGCCATATTCATGGCAGGTGGCCCCGGCAGTGGTAAGTCATACGTTGCAAGGCGAACCACTGGTGGGATGGGTATGAAAATGGTCAACAGTGATGACATCTATGAAAAGATGTTGAATGACGCTGGACTTGATACCACACCAGAGGACATTTATTCAGACCAAGGACAAGAGATTCGTGGACGAGCGAAAGGTGTTACCAAACGTATGCAAGGTAACTTCCTTGAAGGACGTTTAGGACTCATCATTGACGGTACAGGTAAAGACTACGATAAGATTGCAAAACAGGTACAAGGTCTAAAGGCACTTGGTTACGAGTGTTACATGATATTTGTCAACACATCACTTGACACTGCACAGGAACAGAATGCAAAACGCAAACGTACACTTCCAGAGAAGGAAGTTACTGCAATGTGGAATGCAGTGCAAAACAACATTGGTAAATTCCAGAGATTATTCGGTGGTAAGAACTTCATCATTGTCGATAATAACATGGCTGGTGAAGACGTATTTGAAAAGGTCTGGAAAAGATGTATGTTACTGATTCGCAAAAAGGTCACGAATCGCATCGCAAAATCGTGGATT